GTTCGATGGCGCCAGTGTACTCCTGCCAGGCTTCTTTCAGGCCGGTAACCGCGTGTGCGAATTCTCAGATTCTTCCCTGCAGCGTATTGCGTCAGAGTCAGATGCCTCTTTTAGCGCCATTGCCTCTGACTTTAGGAGCCTGAGCTTTAATGATCTGTACAAGGTCGTAATTAAGAATGCACAATTCGGCAACCTCGCTGGGGCCGAAGAGGCGATGGCTGTTATTCTCCAGGAATACGGAGAGGATCTTCACCGCCAAGCCTTCCAGGATATGGTCTCCGTCATTCAGAAGAGCGCTACCATGGAGCGCAGTGACTTCGACAAGTATGCCGATGATCTCGCTGCCGGCGGTAGCGAAACTGCAAACTACGTTTCAAATCGTGTAAACGCGGCCATGTTCGGCCTACTGGATTGATATATGCTGAAAATCGCAAAACTTGAGCAAGAAATCAGCAAACTTGATGAGTCTGGCACGGACGAGGATACCCTCGCTGCCGCTGCACTGGACTTTGCTGCGTACGATACCGACGATTTGCGCCGCGTTGCAAGTCTCGTAGTCGGATTCGCAGATGCGCTCGATGCAGATGGTCATCGCATTGCGGCTGATCGCCTGGATAGCGTGCTGAATAAGTTCGCTTCGAACCCAGAGGCGTTTTGGGATCCGCCAAAACGCCGTAGCACCGAGATGCTGCCACCCAACCGCTCTGCTATTGGCGACATCGGCGCCAGCCTGAGCACACGTCACTCGCCAGATCTGCCGGGTGTACAGCTAGTCCGTGTCTCTGACGGCGTCTATCGTGACCCAGTAACCGATAAGATCTACGACTTCCACAAGGGCTTTGTACTAGATGACGGAACCAAGTATGTGGGCGGGTCGGTCTCTGCACAAACACCGGCCGGCAGCGAAAGATTCCGGCCACTACGACAACAAATCGAATTTGGCAAGTGATTTGTTAACGGGGCCCAGACGGGCCCCGGGTCATTTTGTAATATAAATCATGGCAACAAAAAATAAAGTCCTCGGACATATAGATCGTGACATAATCATCAAAATGCTCTCCGATGGCGAAAGCCCTCAGAGCGTTGCTGAGTTTCTCAAAACGAAATATCCGGGCAAGCACAACGCGCACCTAAATATCCACTGGCGCACGATACATGATTTTCGTGATCGTTTTATGCCCTCTGGCAAGCTAAGCAAGATTGCGATACAGGAAAGCGAAGTCCCTCGCTGGGCAAAAGAGAATGCTGAGATTAAGGCCGAGTTGATCAAGTCGTCTGCCTATCAAGAAGCAATTGCTAAATTAGCGCAAGAAGAAATTAACGTAAAGAAAGAACTTGTTCAATTGCTTACGATAATCAAGGGTCGTATGGAGTTCTACTACAACGAACTACACGCCAGCGGCAAGATGGATGAGCGCAACGAAAAGGTTCTTCTGGAACAGATGAAGCTACTACTATCCATCCTACAACAACAGGATAAGGCCGATACCGCCGCCTCAGTACAGTCAGCGGAAGTAAGCGTAAACATAAACATCGTACGTGACCACGCAACTGTTATTCGTGATGCAGTGCGAGATACGCTTGATAGCGTCGATCCTAATCTGGCGATTGAATTCATGGAGCGTCTGAACCTGAAGATGAAGGAGCTCGAGTACACGGAAAACACCGGACTCATCCCTCTTGGTGGGAGGATCAATGTTTAATTTTTCAGAAGACAAGCTTGATGATGAAATGCTAGAATGCTTGAAGGGCCTATCTGCTAAGGCGGATAGGTGTGGAGCAAAAGAAGAGGACCTAGTAAAGTTTCTCTTCCTAGATAGAATTCTGACAGACGCGCTTAGACACCTTGGTACCAAGGTATCAGAGTCAGAGTACGAGGATCTCTTAAGGCACTTTGTCAAGTCAGAAGTAAGTACCCTCAAGGAGATAGCCAAAGAACTAGTCTCCATTCTAGGAGGAGGAAAAGATCCCAATAAGACCTTATCTTTTTCTCTTGATAAGGAATTAAAGAAAGAAGCTTACCCCATACGGGTAGATACAGCTGTATATACCGGTATTAGAAAGAATTTCCCTTCCCTGGCGTCTCGGGCGGCAAGCCTTATATCTTCGGGCGCAAAAGAGGCAGACGCGATTCGTAGGGTGATTTCTGATCTAGATCTGGATGATCGCTTAGCCTTCCTGTCATGGTATGGATTAAAGTATAAATCTGGTAGGAATTTAGGCTACCTGAGTGCCGAGGAGGACGTTTTGATTAAAAAAGTTGCGTACGGCCCCGAGGGCTCGGATAGTGCTTTTGTCTACGAGTTTATGCGCAAGCAGCCTGCCCCGGAAGCCACTGTTGAGCAGCCGGCTCGTGACCACTACACGGATCCGATGTCTGCCGAAGAGTTCAAGAAGATGCGCGACAAGATGGTCGGCCGGACGTTTGCTATCGACAAGCTACTAGAGAAATACCGTCATTTACTAAAAGAAGAACAATTTGACGCAGTCGAGGATAGCCTCAATATCCTCCGCAAGAGCATTCGCAAGCTTAAGGTCGCCACCCTTCACGATGTGATCGAGAAAGTCGCATTCACTGCGGAGCAGAACGATTGGTTTGAGGGCGCGGACGTAATCCGCAAGATAGCCGCTCCAGACGAAGCATTCGTAAAGGTCGCGAATTCCATTTCGCGTCCAGATGACCTAGAGGCAGTCCTCCAGTCTCTTGAAGAGATCTCTGCTTTCCTCCGCCAGCGCGCAATTATCAGAGAGCTTTCTGCAAGGGATATCGATATCTTTAATCTTGGGTTCGGTCACATGCCAGAGATCGGTGATGCTGCCGCAAAGCTGATGGAGGCTTTCAATGGCTCAGCGAATAAAATTGACGACCTGGTCGGCAAGCTTCGCGCAGAGCTTCAGCAGCAGACTGCTCCAAAGATGGCCCCCAGCGTTGTTAAAACGGTCGTCAGGCCACAAGACCTTCCGCTCGTCAAGGCACTCGAGCCCGCTCCTCCAGCGCCGCCTGAGGGCACTACAGAATTAGCTACGCCCGCCGCACTGCCACCCGCCCAAGCACCCAAGGTTTGATCATGAAGACCGTTGCCTCTATAATGAAGCAGGTAGCATCGTTGGCAGCGGCCAACGGTTTGCCTAAGCCATTTATAGTTGGTGGAGCGGTTAGAAATATGATAGCCGGAGCAGAGCCGGTAGACTACGACATCACATGTGGAAGCCCCGATAATCTTGTTCTGGCAGATCTAGTTGCCGAGCACTTTGGCGCCCATGTCTATGAGACGGGCAGCGGCGCTAAAAAAATGATTATAGATGGGGTAGAGCTAGACTTCGGTCCACATGTCATGTACGTAGAGCACCGCGATGGGCCATTTGCGTCGGAGCTGTACAGCCGGGATTTTACCATCAACACAATGATGATCGCCTGTGATGACGGCTCCTTTCTTGATATCTGCGATGGGCTAGGAGATCTGAAAAACAAAATACTGCGATGTCCACTGAGTCCGGAGATCACATTTCGTGATCCGGTCAGGCTCTTGAGAGCGATAAAGTACATCGCAGAAGGCATGCAGCCGGATCAGCAGCTTGAAGACGAGTTAATCAAGCAATTCCACAAGATCAAGCGTATCAATCACAGGCATGCTGGCAAGGTGATGAATGATGCGATTCGCAAGAATCCGGAGATAATCGGCTGGCTTCACGAGCGTGACCTCATTAAGCACATACCGGTGACCAAGTTAGTTCTAAAGGAGCTTGCTCGCCAGAGGATGTTGCACCATGTCTGACATAAAGCGCTGGAAACAAAATATCATAAACGAGGCCCTTGCCCTATATAGGGATTATGGGCCTGACGCAGGTTGTATCATACGGGCGACTGCCGATTGGTCAGAGGACCATCCCTTGACTGGTGACGATGCTCGCGTTCCGCCATTCTTTAGAAAAAACTATGATTATGGCTCAGGAGAAGGGCTGCTAGGTCAACTGGATGAGTATCGCAAGAGAGCCTCGAAATCTTTAAAAAAGCGAGTGTACGAGGCATACGCCCTTGACTCTGCAATACCAACAGAGGCTTATTGCGGGAAAGAAAGAAATCGCAAGTACTGGAAGTCTGCCGGATCAAGCAAGGCAGTAAGAGATTTCTTGAAGTACATTGAACAGGTGTCATGTTGAAAAAGCTAGCAATCATCCGCACTCCAGATGGAGTAAATCGCTGTCCATTTGGCCTTGGAATACAGGTAGCCTGTCGTAATGCCGGTGACTCTGTTCTGCGGATGGAGGCCCTAGATACCGTTGAACCAGAGTCCAGGGATGTGCAGAAACAGCACAATGTCGCGGTCTATGCTCTATATGGGCAGGGCCGCTGCGTGTTTGCTGACAAGCTTGCCGAGAATGGTAAAGTAGTGCACTGCGATTATGGCGAGCCTGGAGCCGGCATATCTGACTCTGCCATGGATGCCATCCAAGTTTATCCGCGCATGTTTGGAGCCATGGGCATCCATGGCTATTATAGCTATCCACTAGCAAGCTACTGGGACAATCCCGGCAACGCAAACCTGTTTGATGGCATCTATGGCTATGCCAGTCAGGATGATGCCGGGCTAATAATAAATGCAAATTCTACGGAAAACACAGAATTAGTAGGCCCTGATCTGAAAAAAACACTGCAGGTCCTAGACGATTTATTCGCTGATGAGGAAAATAATGAATGACGATCTTCTTGACATTATCGATGATGACATCCTGCTTGGCGAGGGGGATGACGGTTCCATATTCGAAGTAGACGTTCTTCCTGGTTCTGATAAATCGCTGGACCGCAAAGACGACGAAGAGGATGAAGGGGAGAGTGACTGGGAGCATAATGGCGACCACAGCAAGTTCCTCGCCTACCTAGCTCAGAAAATGGATGCGATCCCGCGCCACAAGGGTCATACCACAGTTGGTTGCGAGCGAGCCATTGCCTATCTCAAGCGCCTTGATGCCGAGATCAGCAAGGCGATCCGCTCTGACGAGAAGAATGTCATTGACGAAGAAGAGGCCGAAAGCATTCGCGATAAGATTTATGACTACGTTGCCCGGCTAGAAGAGGCGCTCGAAGGCCTGGCCTCCAAGAAGTCACGCCGGAAGACCGCGGCTTTTAAGCTGTCATCGTCCGTATTTACCCGCATCGGCGCCGATGGAGATCCAGCCTACTACATTCGTGCAGAAGCCGAAGACCAGGAAACTCTGCTTCCGGTTACCCTAGAGGAGCCGTCGGATCTACAGGTTCGTGCGTACATGGAGTGGGAATCGGGCCAGTTTAAGAAAGAGGCATCATCAGCTCGCATTGTCCTGATGGCTGACCCCTTTCTACACGAAGTTACGAATATTATCATTCGCTCGCATGTAACCTATGGCCGAAATATCGAGACGGTCTACCGTGACCTGGCCAAGAAGTATTCCTTCACCGATAGGGATCACCTGGCCGTCCACTCCCTGCTTCGTGAGAAGGGCATGCTAATTGATCGTGATTTTAGCCGCATTGGCGAAGAGGTAGAGATCGGCACCCAGAGCGTAGGCAACAAGTCCTACCCAGCCTGAGGAAACCATGACTATTTGGGATGATCTTTATAAAGATCTTGTTAAAAGCGAGCTCAAACAGGACGGCCTCAGTGCCGAATCTGGCGAGCATTTTAAAACTGTCGAAGCCAAGGTGGACGAGCTGCGCCGCCGGGTCTGTCTCGATTCCGCGTCACACCTAACCAAGCAGGCCGCGCTTAAAAAGCAGGCCTCTACCACATTTAGGCTAGTTATTGCAGGCGACGTAGAGCAGGACCTTGCCGAGATTAAGTCTTATATTGCAGGCCTCGTAGAGCTTCGTCGATCCAGCATAGACGGCCTTGCCGTCATGGATGATGTTAAAAACAAGTTTGGCCACAAGGCTGAGACAGTGCGCGAGCACAAGGCAGAACTAAGAGACTTTATCGAAAAGCTGCTTTCAAAGTACAAGGTTGAAATGCCAGCTCCCGTGCCAGTCCTGTACAATAAGCCGGAAGGCAGCGCCTCGAAAGAAGATAACGAGACCTTCGAAAACATATCCGACAAGCTAAAACACTGAATATCACATCAGATTGCAATAAGTCCGGCTTCAATAGCCGGATTTATGTTTGTGGAGAAAGCAGATGGTAAGCCCTAAGAAAGTCAAGGCACTGACATCAAAAGACATATTTAACGAGATTAAGCGAGATATCTCGATAATTGATCCAGTAAGCTTTGCAGAAAATAATCTCACCATAGACGGAAAGCCATTCGACCTCTCAGGATCGGGCTGGAAGTATATGGCAGAGATATACCGCTCTGTTTCCGCTCAGGTCGAAAACAAAGAGGCTAAACCGATCATACTCCTAAAGGGGCGCCAGGTCGGTGCGACCATCATGGCCGGAGTCCTCAGCCTGCACATGGCCAGCTCAGGACTATTTGGTACCGAATCTGGGAAGCCGCCAATTCGGGTCATGCATGTTTTTCCAGATCTAAAGCGATGCGGTGTGTACGCGAAGGATATTCTTGCAAACTTAATAAGCGGAGCGAAAGATAATTATGTGGGTAAGCGCGCTCTAAAGGTGGCGAGGACTGTGGATCTGGAGGATACCCAGACACAGAAGAATTTTATTGGAATGAGCAAGATCCGCGTAGACTCTATCGGCAAGTCCGGCGACCGGATACGTGGTAGTACGCAAGACGTACTGCTTTATGATGAGTGCTTTGTACATAATACGATGCTAAAGACAGACAAAGGAAAGATCAAAATAGGTAAAATATACGAGGCATTCAAAAATGGCCAGGAGCTGCCGTTTGTTCAGACAATTAACGAGCAGACGATGCAGTTTGAGTATAAGCAGGTTGTTCATGCCTGGAAGCGCGACCCCAAGCCGATCTACGAACTCAAGTGCGGGAAGTACAAGGCGAAGTGCACGAAAGATCATAAGTTCTTAACAGAGCGTGGATGGGTAGAGGCCCAAAATCTAAAACAAGGCGACTTTGTCATAGGGTGGCCAGGTAATAAGTCGCAATACTTAAAAGCTCTGAATGACGACCAGCTCCAGATTGCCATTGGCTCTTTCCTTGGCGATGGAAATCTGCAGGAGTATGCGACTAATTCATATAGGCTGCGCGTACTGCATGGAGAAAAGCAAAAAAACTATGCAGAGTGGAAGGCCTCCATGTTTGGGGTTTCCTGCAAGTACATTCCTGAACAGGGCAAGTACAAGAAGCCCGGGTGGTGGTTCGCTACCAAGGGATTCGGAATTCCAGGACACTCGTTCCCCAAGAGCGAAAAAAAGACATGTCCGCAGTGGATAATCGACAAGCTCGACTGGAGAGGGATTGCAATATGGTTCATGGATGATGGTAGCAATGCTGACTCTAGAAAGAGAAGTATTACCCTTCATACCAACTCCTTTGATTCCGATTCCGTAGACAGGCTTGTTGAGAAGCTCGAGAGCATGGGAGTCTCATGCCGCAAGGCCATGGTGGGCGGCAAATACTATGTGATCAGAGTAAACAAGGCTGGGTCACAGGAATTGTTAGGCAATATTTCAAAATATTTGCACCCAGACCTCCACTATAAAACAGACATAATTTGCGATAAAAAATACGCCTATCAGTGGAATAAAGAATTTAAGCAGTACTCCTACAATGTTGTTTCCTCGTTCAAGTCACTGGACCGAGAAGAGGAAGTCTATGATATCGAAGTAAAGGATAATCATAATTTCGTTGTCACAGGTGCAAATAAAAAAGGGCTACAAGACGGTGGAATCCAGGCGAAGAATTGCCAGGACATGACCCGCAGCGCAATAGAGAATACTCTAAAAGTTCTAACGGCAACGCCCTATGGCGCCCCAACTAAGGGCGTTCAGGTATTCTTCGGCACGCCCAAGCACTCTGGTTCTTTCTTCTGGACTCTTTGGGAGGAGTCCGATCAGCGATTTTACCAGTTGCGCTGCAAGCATTGCGATCATTATTTCTTCCTGTACAACCTGGATAATGATGATTGGAATGAGATCTGGATAAAAGAAAATCTAATCAAATGCCCATCATGTCTGAAGACGCAGGATAAGCGCGAAGCAGTCGATCTTGGCCGCTGGATAGCTACTCGCCCAACAAATGCCAAGGGTGAGCCGCAGAAATACATTGGCTATCACTTCAACATGATGCTCAGTCCGTTGTTTACGAAAGAAAACGTACTAGAGTATTGGCCGCAGCATAATAAAAATGCCTCTGAAAGAGCATGGAGAAACGAGACAAAGGGCCAGTTTTACTCGGCCAGCGAAGTTCCGATTACACTTGAGGAGCTGTATGCTAACGCCCTTGATGAATCCAGGGGAGTTGCAAAAAGCATCACGAACCCAGCCGGCAAAAATTTCTTTCTTGGTATGGACTGGGGCGAGAAGGTGGAATCAGACGCCGACCTTGAGGTAAAGCGCGGCAAATCTTTTACCTGTGCAGTTATAATGTCGGTTGACCATACGGGTGTGCTAACAGTAGAGAATGCAGTCAGGCTAAAAAAGAACGATCCAGACTATAAGATGAATGTCGTTCGAAAGCTGATTGCTGACTTTCACATAGATCAGTCAGCTGCCGACTTCTATTATGGCAATGACTTCGTTCGCCTGGTACAGCATAACGAAGGACTCAAGGATAAGTTTCTTGGCTGCACGAACCTTAGTAATTCCAAGCGAGCGTTCTCTTACGATGAGAAAGATCTAATGGTTGGCGTGAACAAGGATCAGGTGCTTGATGAAATATTCGCTCTTTTTAAGCGGGGACGGATCAAGATTCCAGCAAAAGGCGATAGTTTGGAGCTCTTAGGCTGGCTTGTAGATCACATTACTTCGATGGAAACCCACACAAAGACAAAAGACGGTATAGTGCTTAAAACGTACAAGAAAGGAGTTATCCAGAACGACGGACTAATGGCACTGATGTATGCTTATACAGCTTATAAGTTCATGGTAACACGCAAATTTACCGAGCAGAGTGCCGAGGGTGTAAACAAAAAGAAGCAGGATGACGTAGTCGTTCCCATCGTTGGCTATATCCCAAGAATGCGTTGAGGTAGAGTATGGTAGATAATCACAACAAATGGGGAACCGTTGACTGGCAGGCTCCTCCTGAGCCGCTAGCTCTTGCATCTCGTCCCGATGGCAAAACACCATACCGGCCACCGGCTTACTCGAACGTTTCGGTTCCGGAGCGTACCCGCGAGTTGGCAATAAGCGAGGCCGCCCTACGGTCACTTGGGCCCGAGCGTCGCGCCCAGGTAGAGGAAGAAATTCTGAAAAAGAGTGCTGTCAGTGGTGATTCCAGAATTGCCCTCGGAACTGCCGTGGCTGCAGGCAAACAAAGCCTAATTAAGACTGCTGCCGCCTCAGAGCTAGGTGGCCAACTGCATATTGCAGGTCGTGGGAACACGACCAACATGATGCCAAACCTGTATTCTCCGCTGTTTCTGACCGCCAACCTGCAGCTTCCTCGCGACCGCATCACAGCAAATGCATGGAATCGCGCATTTTATGAAACAAATCCTCTTGTTCGAAATGCAATCAATCTGCACGCAACTTATCCAATCAGCAAGATGACGATTAAGTGCAAGGATAAGAAGATCGAGAGAAAATATCTTGAGATGGCGAAACGCGTCGATCTATTCAACGTAGTTCAGCAGGTAGCGCTAGAGTACTGGATGATCGGCGAGGTATTTCCGTATGCAGAGTACGATGAGACTCGCAACATGTGGTCAAAAATCTACTGCCACAATCCAGACTATGTAGTGGTCAAGCGGACGCCTGTGCCAGGCGAGTCCATTATTGCTCTTAAGCCAGACCCTAAGCTCCTGCAAATTGTTCAGTCAAATGATCCAGTTCACCGTGCATACCGGGACAAGATGGATCCGGGCCTGCTGGATGCAATTGCTCGCAACGAGTACATTCCTCTGGATAATTTTAACATTAGCCATCTAAAGAATGAGTCTACTGCGTACAATACACATGGCTCTTCCGTTATCGTGTCCGTATGGAAGGATCTTGTTCTGTGGGATCTTTTCCGTGAGAATAAGTTTATCCAGGCCGATGCGATGGTTAACCCGATGACCCTTGTAAAGGTCGGCGCATCAAATGCAGATGGCCACTATCCGCGCCAGGAAGAGCTCGCAGCGATGCGAGATGTATTCGAGCATGCCCAATATGACAAGGATTTCAAGGTATTTACTCATCCAGATGTCACAATTGAGCGAGTTGGGTTTAACGGCGGCATCCTTGATATCTCCGCGGATCTGAACTTTATCTTGGACAATATTTTTATCGGCTTGATGGTGCCTAAGGCAGTTATCACGCAAGAAGGCGCGTCTTATGCGTCCGCTTCTGTGGCACTAGATGTCATCAGGCAGAGGTATAACAACTTCCGCACGAAGATGACCAACTGGCTCGTAAATAAGATCTTCGCGCCAATGGCCGAGGCCAATGATTTTTACGAGACAATCGATGGCCAGAAGCACCTGGTTCTGCCAGATGTAGAGTGGAACCAGATGACTCTGTATGATGTCGATACTTATATCGGACATCTGCTAAATCTGATAGAGAAGACTCCTCCGACTGCTCCTGTTGGAGTTAGTCGTGGTACTGTATACCGCAGCCTTGGTCTGGATTTCCAGGATGAGCTTGCAAATCAGCGCAAGGAAGCGATTCAGATGGCAATTCTTGCAAAAGAAATGGCTGCAATCGCAAAGATGTCACTTTCTGAATTGCGCACTCTTGACCCGGATGCACCTATCATAGAGAAGGACGAGGCGCCGCTGCCGGGTGTTGGAGCAGAGGCTCCGCCAGAAGGCGGAATGCCACCTGATATGGGAGCCGGGCTACCGCCTGATATGGGAGCTGGGCCTCCACCTGGCGGAGCAGAACCGCCTCTACCTCCACTATAACGCATGAATATAAAATCTGACATAATTTCTTATGGAAAAGGGGATCGAGCCGCAGAGATGCGGCTTGCCGCTTTTGTTCGACAGTGCGAGTCTCGTCAGGACATGGCCGGCCTGGAGATCCTATCTAATGTCGGAGGCAGAGTCGGAGAGCTTATCAAGCGCGCAATTTCTAGCGTAAGGTTAGCGTTAGACAATAACAAGAAAGCATCAGCAGTAAAGCGCAGGCTTCGCGATTGCCTGTCGCAAATCGACAGACTTGGGTTTAGTACCGACGCTGCGAAGGAGGATCGCAGATGGGTGCCGATCTTGCGTGAGGCGGCTCAGCTGAGGTGGTCGGTTAAACCGGACCAGGAAATGTATAATATTGATCTAGAGATAAGGAATAGAATACGCAGAGCCGCGCAACTTGGTGTTAAAATATGAAAACTCAGCTTCAGAGAATGAAAGAGCGACTTGAGGCGTGGCACAAACCAATTGCTGCTCGAATGGAGCAGGCCGTGTCCTACGCCCCGCTTCCCGACGTACACGACCATGATCACGGGGACGAGTCAGAGGACACCGGCAGACCGCTGCCACCTGGAACTCCTGGCGCCAGGGTAACCTCAGGGTATGGTGTTAGAACCATGCATGGCGTTAGAAAAATGCACTATGGCGTAGATATTGGAGCAGGCAAGAATCCGACATATGCCGTTATAGATGGCTACATCTTGCACGCGGGCCCTGCGGGTACTGCAGGGAATATGGTTATAATTCAGCGCAAGGGCAGTGATGGCAATAACCACCAGTACGTATATATGCACCTTGACTCGATAGCTGTACGACAGGGCCAAATGGTAAAAAAAGGCGATGTCATAGGGATAATGGGAGAAACGGGTAGATCAGAGGGTGTCCATTTGCACTTGGAGCACCGCATACTGGTGCCCGCTGACAAGGGGTTCCAGAAAATGCATGTATCTCCTACAAGGGAAGAGATTAACGCAGCAGTCCCCGGGGCAATAAAGGACAAGTAATCCGCTGCCCAGCGTAAACATAAGGATAAACCAGTACGATATTGGGCCGATTTTGATTTAAATAGGAGCGCTATGCCCAAGTATCTGAGCAAGGTACAGGAAAAAACCTGGAAGAAGGCGAAAAAAGCTTTCGAGTCCCAGTCCGGTCGTAAGCCGGGCAAGAAGGATTGGCCATTGGTCATGCATATTTTCAAGAGCATGAGCAAAACTGCTGCGAACATAGTGATTGAGCCCTATGAAAAATATGTCCAGGAAGGCATCGAGCTCGCCGAAAAGGTAATGGGCTCCGGTTATTTCTCAGGGATCAAGAAGATAGTTGTGCAAACAGGCCAGACTCATCATTATGGGCAGGTGTTGTCTGATGATCCGGAAACTATATATCTATCAGCCGATAGAATAGAGCGCGAATTCGCATCTAGTCCTCTGGAGCGCGCATTTCAAATGGCCTCGACCCTTTGTCATGAGGCTGGTCATATAAAATCTAAGTTTCAAGGCGGCGAGAACCCTGCTCTTGCCGAGGAGCAGAAGTTTGCTCACCTATTTGAAGAGAAGATAAAGGCAAATCCCAAGGATTTTGAGAAATTCACAAAGCGGTCATCTTACCGCGCAGACGTCGTGCGAATGGCGCATCTTGCAGATGCTAGCGGCCACTATGTCGCGGCCGATTTCCTCGATGCGGCTCTGGTAAAAACTGCCACCGATCAGATTGATGCCGAGCAAATAATCAACGGAGTTGGCGCCCTAATCAACTACATGGTAAGCCGCGTTTCTCCTGAGAAGCGAGTGACTTTTAAGCAAAGCATAATTCGCAAAATTAGCCAGATAGGCACAGATCTTGCCCAGAAGAGAAAAAATCCTTCAGCCGGAATAGGGGCCGTATTTGGGTTGCTTAAAAATTTGCTTTCTGGTTTAGATGCGTCACAAATCTCATATATTATGAGCCAGATATTATCGAGGTACTCATGATAAAGAAGGCAGGGCCAGAAGCCACGTCGCGCACAGATCCGTCTACCGGGAAGAAGATATACGTATCTACTTCTGCAAGAATTACTTTTCGCAAGCTGCATCCTGAATGGGTTGGTGCGAAGGTGAGGAATTCTGTATTAAATGATGAAATTGCCAAGCAATTTGCGGCAGCTCCGGTTATGGAGATTTTCCTATCCAAGAAGAACAAAAACGAGTCGGGCGATGTCAGAGGGACTGACTCTAGCAAATTCGTTTGCATTCATCGCAATTCCTACGTCCTTGTAATCGCGGCAAAGGGCACCCACGCACTCCCTCCTCCACCTGCTCCAAAAGAGCTTCCCGCGGCCATCAAGCTTGCTGCGGCAAATATTAGGGAGGCTGAGGGCAGAGATGATTCCCTGCGCGCTCACCGCGGCTGGCTAGAAGATCACTATTTTGACCTTTTTATAGGGCAGGCAGCTCTTGATGAAAAAGGTGCAGAGCTCCTGCGCGAATATGCTCAGAAAAATGGTGGCTTTAAGGCTATTAAAAATATGACTGCTGCTATGGCAAGGCAAATAACAAGCGACCAGGCCAGTGCGATGGCCAGGACTATGCTGTCTGAGGATCAGCGCGGGCAGCTCACTCGCGAGCCGGGCATGCTCAACGACAGACCTGGCAACTTGGCCGTCCCCTTTTCTTTTCCTCTTGAGTGAGTGGTGATCATTATGCGCAAAAACTCGAACGTTGAATTTTCTGTTCCTGTTTCCGATGGCGAAAAGGCCAAGGCAGAGGAACTGCGCGCCGCACTCAAGGACTTCTGTGAGTATATTGAGAAATTCAAAGCCTTTTTTGACGTTCTAGCAGAATCTCTTGGGCAGATAGAGTCGGGAGAGCAACTAGTTCAGATCGGCTCTCTTTTTAAAAAGTATCAGTACAAACTGAGATCCCACTTCAATAATTGTGTGAAGTCTTTTTCACTTGTACTAGTTGCGTACGGCAGGCTGTATTCTGAGTCCAGAACCGATCAGATACGGGATGTAATAATCAATACCTTCTCAGAGGCCCGCACAGAGTTTATAAATCTGATGAAAATAATGGATGATGTTGAGTCAGAAGATTTTCTATCAGAGGCAAAGGCATCACAGGAACAGATCAATAATTTTCTGGAAAAAGTACTAGTAAGCGCTCGCGAGGAGTGGATATCCCATATAGACAAGAATATACTTGGAAAATTAAAGCTGGCATCCGACTTTTCGCTTATAAAGGTAAAAAAATGATAACGAAATATGGCACATCTGAGCAGGCAACGGTCGTTGAAGCCAGGAATATACCATCTTGGATGAAAAAAGAGCCAGTCAGCTCTTCGGACGACACGGTCGAAAAGACTGATCCTTCGTCTGATGCTGAAGAAGAGGGAGACAAAGAATGACCATTATTAAGAGCGGATTCATCGAAGATCATTCCCTTGGAATCGTCAATAACGCTAAGCTAAATGACGATCCCGCTGTCCACGCCCGATTCGCTGCCGTTACCAATACGCTTCGCGAAGAGCAGAAAAAGCGCGGAGCTACGGAGCTCTCACCTTACGTTGATGACTTTCTTTATGCCAGCTGCATCATGATGCACGCCGCAGAATCTGCTCTCATCAACCAAGAGACAGGAGAGGTAATCAAGACTGCAGATGGAAAACCTGTTTCTGGGTGGTTTGAGCGATACGACGCTGCAGATGGCCGCGAGACTGCTCGCTGGGTCAGTCCAGATGGCATTCGGCCAACAAAGAATAACAATGGAGACATCTTTCCAGAGGCCGAGCTACTTAAAGCCTATAAGAACTGGATTGGCAAACCCCTCTGCAAGGACCACGTTTCAAGTTCCGTAGATGGAATTCGTGGCGTTATCGTAGATACATTCTATGACCCGAAGTTTAAGCGCGTTCATGCGCTCTTTGCACTTGATAAGAAAAATTACCCAGATTTAGCTCGCAAGGTAGAGGCAGGTTATGCTACCAATGTTTCCATGGGAACAGCAGTTGGTCGCTCTATCTGCAGTGAGTGCCAGAATGTCGCGACAGTTGCTTCTGAGTTCTGTGGCCACGTAAAGGCGCGAACTCACTATGGCGAGATCAACCTTGACCTTAACCCAATCGAGCTTAGCATCGTTGTTACTGGCGCAGATCCGCGTGCCAAGATTCGCAAGATTGTTGCCAGTCTTAATGAATATCGCGCCCAGGCAGATGAGCTGCGCAAGATAAAGGGAGCCCCTCTAGAGGCTCTGGCAGCAATCGATGACGAGCTCGATGGAGTAAGCGAGCAGATTGATAATAGTGGTCTTGCGGCAAAGGAGATAGACTTCTCTAGAGTCAAGTCAAGTCTCAGCGCGGCCGTAGGAGTTCTCAATACGGGCGGAGATGATGATTCTCAAGCATCTGTGGCTACCGCGCTTATTGAAAAAAACTACAATGATCTAAAAGCAGCAAACAAGATGTCGGATTTCTTTGACAGCATAAAGGACGAAGAAGAGTTCTTGCGCCGCCTGCAGAATGCGCTATCGAAGACCGCCTCGGAAGATTGCAAGGACATGCTTAGGTGGCTTAACCTTAAGATGCTAGAGGAGGCGGCAAAAGAAGACCTCCCGCCTTCGCCAGCGGCCACGTCCTCTCCACTCGGAGAGGACGCCAGGAATTCTCTCAATATTACTCAGGCCGAGGGCCCAGGTGCCACGCCTATTGCCAACATGTTTGACAGGGGTGCGGCGTCTGCATTTCACTCTGGATCAGGCGATGGTCCAGCCTCTAGTCTTCTTGGATTAGCTTCTGCATATATGTACGTACCTCTTAAAAAAGACGCAAAAGCGCTTGAAAAAGCATCGGATGAATTGACCAATAGAATAACATCTATTAAAAACAGTTTGGATAGTTTGAAATCGTGTCTCCCGACCCAGAAGGCGGGAGTGGGAACAGGAGATATTATGACGTTTGATGAACTACGGAAGCGTGCTAATCTGCGTAAGAAGGCTTACATGCAGGGCACAGAAGAGCCAAAGGCTTATGCCCCGATGGGCGATCCAGATCTACGTGATGGCGACCACCACCTCCATGGCGAGGAGCTCGATACTTCCGTAGCTAATCCAGATCAGAAGGTTAAGGAAATGCTTCACCGCGCCTCGCTCGATGAGCGTCGTGCTGCCCGTGCCGAGAAGCTCAAGGCTTTTGCTGAATCACCACAAGTTGTCATGGACAAGAGCGGTAACCCAGCCGGCGCTGTTGTTGGCGAGAAGTTCGTTCCTGCTGCCAATGCTGACGATGGCCATGGTGAAGATGAGCAGGACGCGGACGACCAGGACGCCGATGACCTCATGAAAGCCGAGGCCGCCCTCGTGCGTCGCCTTGAGATTCTCAAGGAAGCCGCGAAGAAGAAGGCTAAGAAAGATCCAAAGGATGATAAGAAGGAAAAGGAAATGAAGGCCAAGAAGGATGAGCAGGCCGCCAAGGATGCCAAATCAATGAAGGGCAAGGTTATGAAGAAGGCCTACCCACAGGGTACTGAAGAGCCAAAGGCCTACGCCCCAATGGGTGACCCCGATCTTCGCGATGGCGACCACCACCTCCACGGCGCAGAGCTCGACACCAAGGCTGGCAATCCAGATCAAAAGGTCAAGGAGCTCATTCAGCGCGCCGGTCTAAAGGCTCGCCTGACGAAGTCCGCCAACCTTGGGCGTTCACGCTGGTCGGTACTCGCTGGTGACAAGGAAGTCTTCAGCGTCACCGCTGGTGATGCGTACAATGTCCACCTCAACAAGCAGAGCGATGTCGCTGGTAAGACCTGGGGTGAGCTTTTCGTATCTCCAGAGTACGGCAAGCAGCTTATGGCTCAGATTCGCGCTGGCAATATTTCTAAGCTTGCTGCCGAGCTAGATGCCGCGAAGGAATCTGCCGTAGAAGTAATGCCAGGTGCTCCGGCTGCTCCAGGTGCCCCGGCTGTCGATGCTGCCCCTATGGCGGCTCCAGGTCCA